TCAGTCCCCGGTCACCTTCGTCGGTGATGGCGACAATTCGTTGAGCATGCGCTCGGTCAAGTTGGGCGCGTACGGCTCCATGTACCACGCCTCTGGTGCTGGTGGCTTCTCGCACCCCACCGTCACAACCCTGGACGGCAAGGGCTCCGGCGTCGACAAGCACTGACAGCCGCAAATCAGCGGTAGCAAGCCGGTCACGCAGACGAGCTTGAGTCTGTTGAGCATCGTTCATTTCCTTCCAGTGCGTTTTGGTCTGATCCTGCAGACGAGTTTCCAAGGCACGACGCGCATCCTGCTGCTCTGCCAGTTGATTGAGTGCAGCTGCAGCGGCCTCCTCACGTTCGCGGCCGTGCGTGCGGTCCTTCTCCGCCAGTTGTTTGCCGTAGTCGTCAGCCTGCTCAGCGAGTTGCTGTCCATAGGCATTGGCCTGCCACATCCAAGCTGCCCGGGCACCGATGGCACACGCAACCACCAGCGCCGCCAAGGCAATCAGGCGGGCGCCCCAACCGCTCACTGCAGCACCTCGAGGGCTCGCTTATAGAGTGCCTTGCGGTCCTCCAGGCCATTGGTGCCGCCGTTGATCCGCTTAGTAATGGCGAGGATGTCGCTTTTGTCGGCCAAGCTGTTCAAGCCTTCCTTCTGCCAGAACCAGCCGGCCGACATCGCCGCGTAGACCGGGTGCTCGAGCAGCTCAGGGGTATTCAGCAAACGACTGTCACCGAACAACGCCTCGCTGCAGGCTTCATAGTTGGCTCGACCAGTCACCTGAATGAGGCCCCGGCCACGGTACAACTGGCCATCGCCGTCTGCTTCAGGCGTGTTGCCCAAGCGCTGCGCCAGGCGGCCGGTGTCGTACTTCGACAGGTAGGCATCATTGCCAAGTTCGCGCACGTACAGGAACTGGCCAGATTCGTGCCCCACCTGGGCGAGAAACGCAGCCATGCGCAACCGTGTGATGATGGCGTACTTGCCCATGGTGGCGTTGAGGCCGGGAACAAAAACGCCGGCTTTGCGGCCGGCGTTCGGGAGGATCTGCTGCAGCTGTTTTTCAGTGATCGGCATTGCTCATCTCCTTAGAAGTTACGCAGGCTGCACATCCACCGTGCGCAATGGTTTGGTTTCTTTTTTCTTCTTGCCTTTGGCGGTGGCCTTGCCCTTCTTGCCGCCGTTGCATTCGACGGTGGTGGTCCAACCCGAGGCGGTAAATACCTGCTCCACGCTGTCCACCAGGTACTCGCCATCGAGCCCGTTCTTGAAGCCCTGAGCGTTGATGGTCCGTTCGGCAAACAGGTCGGTACGCCCGACCATTTCCAGGCGCACGGCGGCGGTGCTGCGGTTGAACGCGGCCAGCCGCGCCTTGGCCGCCTGCTCGGCGGCGCTCTTGTTGGGGTAGATATGGCGGTCGGTGTGCACGCCCGGCAGGCCGGCGGGGGCGTCGTCGTTGCCCAGCTCCACGACATTCAGCTTGCCGGTGGCCTTGTCCTGGTGCTGAGTCTTCACCGCCTTCTGCGTGCTACGGTCGCCCAGCCGGAACGAATAGCGGCTCACATCGGCTCGGCTGATCGTGACGACGCCAATACCCTTGCCGCTCGCGCTCTGCCCACCCTGGCGCGGCAGCACCACCAGCTTGCCGCTGGCCACCTTGGCGGTGCAGTCGTACTGCTTGGCCAGGCGGGTGATGAAATTGAAGTCGGATTCGTTGCGCTGGTCGACGCGCGGCACCTTGGTTTGCACCGTACAGCCCGGCTCCCAGCCATTGCGGGCAGCCACATCGCTGACGATCTTGGCCAGCGGCACCTCCTCCCAACTGCCGCTGCGGGTGGTCTTGCCACTGCCGCGCATGTCGCTGGCCTTGCCGCGCAGGGTGATAGTGTCCGGCGGGCCAGTCACCTCGACCTCGTCCACGGTGTAACTGCCCAGGCGCGCCATGGCCTGCGCGCTGTAGCCTAGAAAGACCTCGATCTTGGCCCCGCGCGAGGGCAGCGTTACAGCCTGGGCGCGGTCGTCAATGCGCAGCTCGAATTCGTCCGACTCCATGCCGGGCTTGTCCGAGGTGCGCAGCAACAGCAAGCGGTCATTGATCAGCGCGGTAATGTCCTTGCCATCCGCGACAATTTGAAAAACGGGCTTCATGGGGTTGCTCCAGAAAAGAAAAACCCCGCACGGGGCGGGGTTCGTTACGCGTAACGCGGGATCAATCCCACAAGGTGACTTGCGCGGTCTCGGCCACTGTCAGGTCGGGCAGGTAAATCAGCACGCCGGCGCGGTACGGCTGCGCCTCCTCGGCTAGCCCTTGGTTGGCCTGCAGCACCGCCTCCACAGTACCCACCAGGGTGCCGTAGTAGGCATGGCACAAGCTGTCGAGCAGGTCGCCCTCAGACGTTCTGCATGTCATTGCCATAAGCGACAAACTCCAAGTTAAAGCCCTGCTTGCGCGGGATACCGCCCGCGAGCATGGCCCCCTGTTCCTCGTCCACGCTCAATAGGCACCAGGTACCCAGCACCTCGCCGTAACCCGTGGTCAGGGTCAGCGGTTGCAGGCGCCGGCCGATGCTTCGCAGCTCGTTGAGTTGGCCGATGCCGCCCCGGAACAGCGGGAAGATCGCGCCCTTGATCGTCAGCTTGTCCTCACCCTGCCCCACCGCCTGCTGCGCAATCTCACGCGTCAGGCGCTCCTGTCCGGCCCAGCGGAACGCGGTCTTGCGCGTCAGCTCGTCAAACGCGGCCGTGTCCAGATTGAAGAAGTAGGGCTTAAGCTTCGGGTCTTGCGGCTGGATGATCAGCAGATGCGGGAACGGCTTCACCGCCTCGGCCGCCGGCGTCATGTCGGCGCCGAGCACACTGCTCGGGAAGATATTGCCCAGGCTTGGACTGAGCTTCCCGGCCATGCGGTTGATCGCCGCCCCCGCCTTGGCCGCCTGTTCCTTGAGCGTACCCAGGCGCTGCTCAACCTGGGAGGCCACCGAAACGGCCTGGTTGTACTTCGCCGCCACCTGCCCCACTGCGGACTGGGCGGCATTGATCTGCCGCATGGTGCGCTGCAGCTTTTCACCCACCATCGGGCCAACGATCGGCAGGCTTTCCAGCTCTGAGGCGGCGCCCGTCATGTCACGGACGGCCCCATTCAGCGGGCCCAGCATGCCGTCGAGGCTGGTACGGCCGGCTTGGCCCGCCGCCACCAGCGACGACAGCGTCGAGCCCATCAGCTCCATGTAGGCCATGGCACCTCCTTAAGCGACATCCGCCGCGTCAAACAAGCTAACCGAGGTTTGGCGCGCCGCCACCTCGCGCTGGAACCCTTCAAACATCACGCGCAGCGCCTGCTCGGCTTCGCGCACGATCTGGTTGGGGTCTTTCACATCACCATGCACGGTAATGGGCATGGTCGGCGCGAAGGTAAACGACTGGTCGACCTTCGCCGGCTCGGGCTTGGCCTTCTCGACGGCCTTGGCCGCCGGGAGGGTCGGCGCCGGCGGCTGCACCGATGCCACCAGTGAGCGCACCACATCGCCCATGGCACCAGACTCACCGCCACCCTTGACCACCTGCGAAACCACCGGGGCAATCGAGGGCGGCAGCTGCGGCACCTTCTGCAGCTCGCGCACAGCCATGCCGAGCGCTTGGGTCTGATCCACCGGCGGTGGCTCGGGGCGCGGCTTGGTGGGCTTGGCATCCAGCGTCAAGGTCGGGGCGAAGTCTTCACCCAGGCCCGCGCCGGTCCCACCGAACCCGCCCACACCGTCGAACAGGTCGCGCTGGGCGAACTTCGGCAGCTTGGAATAGGCCTGCTCGACCTCGGCGTCAGTCATCTGGTCGACCGGCTTGGACGGCGCGGCCGCCCGGGTAGTGACCGCCGCCGGCGCAGGCATGGCGGCCACCGGGGCCAGGTCCTTGACCACCGGTGCCGGCATGGCCGCCGCAACCGGCTGCGTCGTTACAGGGGCCGATTCCTTGCCCGCCGGCGCAGGCACAGGCGCTGCTGCCGGCGGCGCCGAAGCCAGGTCCTTGACCACAGGTGCCGGCATCGCGGCCGTAACCGGCGAGGCTGGCACAGGGGCAGACTCTTTGGCCACCGGCGCCTCGCCCTGCTGCGCCGCTGGCTCAGCGCTTGCGACCTGGTCCGACTCAGGCTTTTCCTCACCGAACCATTTCTTGCCCAGCCAGCCGCCGACGGACTCGCCGCCGAGGCCACCGAGGGCTGCGCCAATAGCGCCACCCACAGCGGTACCAATGATCGGCACAACCGAGCCAATCGCCGCACCAGCGGCCGCACCGGCCATGGCGCCGGCCATGCCGCCCGCCACCCCGCCATAACCCTCGGCCTTTTCGTCCTGGGTTTCGGCGTTCAACGCCACATCGAGCGCGCCCGGTACCGCATCGATCAGCTTGCCACCCGGCAGCTTGCCAGCGGCACGGGTGATGCCGCGCACGCTGCGCACCATCCGCCCCAGCTTGTTCGCCTCGCTGGCCGCCTCCGCTGCGCCTGCGAGCGCCGACGCGCCGGCCGCCGGCAGATGCACTGCAGGCGCCTTGGCCGCCGGCACTGGCGCACCAGGCGCGCGGCGCACATCGGCTATGGTCCCGGCGCGGCGCCGGCGGCGACGACGCGCACGACGGCTACCAGCCTCTGCAGGGCCTGAATTAGCCACGCTACCGCCAAGCCGGCCGATAGCGTCGGCATTGACCACAAACACGCGCTGCGGATCGCTGCCGGCGCTTGGGGCTGGGTCATTGCTGGCCGGCGCGCCGAACACCTTGCCCAGCACGCCCATGCCGGCATCCAACACGCGATTGCCGGTCTTGGGTAGCGCCGCCTCACCCGGGGCCTCCTCGAGCTTGCCGCCACGTCGAGCGCTCCAGGCGCGTCCGCGCGCGACGTTGAATGCACCCCGCGCAACCTTGGCACCGCTACGGACAGCCAGCAACCCGCTGATGCCCGCCGCCAAGCCTGCCAGCCCCATGATCACCGCCGGGAACTTGTCCGACAGCGTGGTGATGCCCTGGGCAACCGCCGTCAGCCCCTTCGCCGCCATGTCGGTGGCCGGGCGGATGGCATCGCCAATGCTGCGCATGGCATCGTCAACCGCCTGCGCCGTCTCGGCCCATTGCTGGGACGATGTTTCACGGCGCTCGGCCAGGTTCTTATCGAGAATGCCCGTCGCCTTCTGCGAATCGGCTTTCAGGTCGGCATACAGCCCCCGGTTTTGCGCATAGGCGGTCAGCGCCGCCTTGACCTGCATGTCAGCGAACAGGTCGCCAGTGCGCAGGGTCTTCTCCAGAGCCTCCAGCGCCGCCCTGGCCTTCTCCGGGTCGGCCTCCTTGTCGATGTTGGCCTGGGCCTCTTTCATCTGCTTGGCTTTCGCCGGGTCTGTCGCTTCGACGTACTTCATGGCCAGGGCCATGGAGGACTCGATAACGTTCATGCCCTTCTGCAGGCCGGTGTTCAGCGAGGCCTGGTAGTCGATACCTGCATCCTTGTAGGCCTTGACCACCTCGCTGGAACCGATCTTCTCCATCCAGTTCTTGAAGTTGTTCGCCGCTTCATCCGAACTGCCGGCGGTCTTCATCTGCACCTGCAGCATCGCGCCCAGGGACGCGACCGAGTCCATGCCGGTGATGCCGTTCTTTTCCATGCCGGCGAGCAATTGCGGGAACCACTTGGCCATGTCGCTGGCCTCGAAGCTGCCCGCCTGGCCCTGGTAGGCGATGGCCTCCAGGGCCTGCTCCATGACCTTGGGATCGCTGATCTTGGCGTTTTGCTGCAGCGCCATGATCATGCTGGCCGTGTCGACGCCCGAGGCGCCTTGGCCGACTGCGAACTTGGCCGCCGTCGGCGCATAGGCCATGGCCTTGTCCAACTCCATGCCGGCGCCGACCAGCTGGTTGATCAGATCAGCCACATCATTGCGGCCCATGCCGGTGTCTTTGGCCGTCTGAATTACGGTGCGGCTGAGCTGCACCTCCTCGGGCTTGTTGACCGCATCGGCCTTGATCGCAATGTCGCGGATGATCGCCTGATAGTCGGCGCTGATCTTGGTCGGCACAGCCGCCAGGCCCACGCCCACGGCGGCGGCCGCCGCGTTGGACTTGAGCCCCGACTTGCCTGCATTGATCTGCTGATGCCCCTTTAACTGCAAGTCGGCACCCTTCGCCTCACGTGCCAAGCGCTGATACTCGCGGCTTAGCCGGCCGACCTCGACGCCCTGCTTGCGCAGCGAGTCCAGGTTGCCGTTGAGCTTGCGCAGCAGCTTGTCAGCGCCAGCGGCGCCGGTGTCGTGCGCCTTCTTCCACTCGGCCTGCAGCTTCATGGTGTCGCCAATGGTGCCCTTGAGTACCTTGGCCTTGTTGCTCGTTTGCTCCAGCTTCTGGATACGGCCTTGGACGTCCTTGAACGCAGCACCGACCGACGACGCGACGGAACCGCCGATCTCCAGGGCAATCTTCATCTTTGCCATCAGCTACCCCTACTCAGTCGGTGAGCCACCACAGCATGTCCGCAAAGGACATACCGGATATCTCTGCGGCCGAGAAATTCAGCTCGGCGGCCAGCCGCTTGGCCAGCCGCTTCTGCGTGTCCGCGTCAAACGTCGTCGTCTTGCACCAGGCGAAAATACGCGGTCTGCAGGCGGGTGTAGTCCTTGAGGGCCATGCCCTCCAGGTCCTTGGCGCTGACCTCGGCGAGCGAGGCGAACAGGTTCAGCTCGCGCTGCTCGTCGTCATCACCGCCGGTCTTCTGCGCCGCACGAATGTCGCGCACGGTTGGCGACCGCAAGCTGACGGTATCGACCGTCACGCTGTTCAGTTCGGTGGGCTTGCTCAGCGTTACGGTAACGCGGTCGGCCGACAGGATCAGCCAGGCTGGGGTTTTCTTGGTGGTCATGAGGGTGCTTCCTTGAATTCGTGGGGAGATGGATTACAGGCCGAGCGCGGCGCGCTGCTCGGCCAGCTGGTCGACGCCTTCAATGACGCGGCGCATGCCCAGCGCATCGATCTCGTAAACCGTGCGGCCGTCGACCTCCAGCTTGTAGTAGGTCAGGCTGACGGCGTGCTTGATCTCGGCCTTGTCGCCGGCCTTCCAGTCGCCCATGTCGACTTCTTTGAGGCTACCGCGCAGGGTGACGATCACCGGGTTGATCTTGCCCTTGAGGCCCTTGAAGGCGCCCCGGAACACGCCGTTGAAGGCGGTACCATCGGCCAGGCCGAAGAACTTCAGCGACTCGCGGCGCACGCCGGTGGTGGTGAAGCTGGCTTCCTGCTTTTCCATGCCCTGGTCCATCTCCACCGGCATATCCATACCACCGGGGCGGTGCTCCTCCATCTTGAGGGTGAGCTTGGGCAGGGTCAGGCTGGGCACATCGCCTTGGAAGCTGATGCCATCCACGAACAGGTTCAGGTTGGCCAGGGTTTCGGGAATCATTGCCATGTAAAGCGCTCCTTATGCAGCCGAATCGAGAACTTCGGTCAGGAATTGGTTGGTGATTTCGACGCGGAAGTTGGGGTTCTCCGCCGGCGGCACATCGGTAAAGCGGATGTTCCAATACACCTTGCCCTGCTCCAGCTGGCTGGCGGTGTTCAGCTCGGTGTCCGCGTACACCTCGAAGTTGATGATTGCGCCCTGGTTCTTGAGGTCGCGCATGAACGCCTGCAGGCCTTCGGTCACATCCCTGATGTAAGTCGAGGTGATCGAGCGGTCGACCGCCCACTTGTGGCCATACAGGATCGCGTCCATGACGATATCCATGGTCCGCACACGGGTGACGAAGGCCCACTTAGGATCACTCGACAGCGTGCGGTTGCCCCACAGGCGGTAGCCTTCATCGCGAATGATGGTCGCGATATCGGCGTTGTTGAGCAGGTTGGCCCGGCAGGTCTCGTCGCCGTCCAAGTACTCCACCGAGCGGGTGGTGCCGGTGACACCGACATATTCCTTGTTCGATGGCGATGCCCAAAAACCGTATTCAGCATCGGTCCAGGCGAACAAGCCGGCGGTCCA